TGACGACGATTTCGGTCGCACCTTCCGACGTAACAGACGCATTGACCGTCAGCGTGCCCGTGCGCGAGCCAGTCGTGAACTGCTTGATCGACTGCGACATATTCAGCTCGTCATAGCCGAGAATGCCTTCACCGAACATGCCGTTTTTGAACTGCTTCGAGATCGCCGAGACCGGGTTGAAGAGACCCTTCATGCCTTCGATCAGCGCGGCGTTCGCAGCCGGGTTGACCGTCGCATAGCGGGGCGACATGACCGCAGCGTTCTCGTTGAGCTTCTGCTGAGCCTGAAGCAGAACGAGCGACGTGGCGGGCGTCGTGCCCGGCGTGCCGACCGAGTTGCCGATGTATTTGAAGGCGTTCGCAACGTCGGCGTCGATGGACGACGCAAGCTGCGAAATACGAGGCTTCAGAACACGTTCGGCGAAATCGTCGAGCTGCATGGTGAGTTCGGCGGTCGTGAAGTTGACGCCGATGTGCTTCTGGCTGGAAACGGCGAGCGTGGTATACTGCTCGTTGTCGTCCTGCACCTGAAGCGCCGCGCCGTCCGTGACCAACGCGCGGTCGGGCAGACGGATACGGAGGGTCGAGCCGATCTTCGCGCCTTCAACGGCGAAAGAGTCGTCATACTGGCGGTTGACCGTGCGGGTCAGAACAAGATTATTCTCAAGGATTTCCAAAGCCTTGCGAGTAATCATGTCAATGGTAAGAAGCGAATTAGACATTCCTTATCTCCGGTTCTGCGCTTCCCACTTCTTGATCTGCCGCTGACGTTCCGCTTCAATCCATTCCGACGTTGACATTTCCTTTATGGACCGGGGGTCCGTCGTGTCTCGTCTCGGGCCAGAGTTCGACCGGGTTGCCGTGACAGGCGCAAGAGGCGCTGGCGCGGTTGATGTCTTCTTGACCGGCGGATTGTCGACCAGTTTGGCTTCAATCTTGCCGATCTCTTTTGCCTGCAAGACGGGCGACAGACGGGATATACGGCTGGCTTCTTTCGGGTTGGATCCGAGGAAATAGATGACCTCGGGGCCAATCTCAGAAGCCTGAATAGCCTGAGCCATAACGTCCGTGACGGGTAGATTGGGGTTGTACGCGACTTGCTCGAAGTCCTCGTATTTTTCCCTTACTTCCTCTTCACGGTCGCGGTAAGACTCAATGATTTCAGCCTGTTGCCTTGCGACCTCGCGCTGAGCCAACATCTCCCGAGCCTTCTGCTCCGCCAACGCTTCCGCATATTGGTGAGCTGACTCGAAATCGTTGGGGTCCGCAGGAGGTGCGACAGGTTGTTTAACCTGCTGCTCCGCAAGCCGCTGGGCCTGCTCACGTTCCCATTTCCGCTGTTCTCTTGCAAGGCGCTTGCTTACAATTGCGTCCAGCTCTTCCTGAGTGAACGATTTTGTAGGCTGCTGTTCCTCCGGCGATTCTACAGCGGGCTCCGGTGCTGCCGTGGCTTCCGGTTCCGGCGCGGGGCTGATTTCCGCTACAGCCTGTTCTTCTTCAGACATTACGTCTCCTACCTAGCTGTCCGGCTAGTCGGTTTGTCATATTTACATACAAATAGCGGTTACGTCAAACGTAATAGCTAATGTTCAGTTTAGCGCTGCCAGTCACTTCGATGAACTTGATGCGCGACAGGTCGCCGTCATACTGAAACGGGACGCCAGCCGTAAGAAGCATCCCGACCGAAGCCGTAGGATCAACGCCATCGTCGCGCCAACGGACATTCTGCGTTTCGGCGACGATAAGCGCAAAATTGGCTTTCGCTGACATTCCGTCAGGCGTCCGCGCGGGCACGGTCAATCCTGTAGCTGAAGACAGAGTGCCGAGCTGTTGGTACCCCATACAGGTCGTGATGGCCTTCACATTCATAGTCATATTAAAATCTCCTACGTTCAGCCAAGGATCTTAACCACATACTGCCGGTATAATCACCGCCAGAAGGCGCTACAGTGAAGATCCAATTGATATTACCGCCGTTATCAATGCTATTCGCTCCGGCATACCATGTGTTTGGTGGGGAAGCCGTAGAATTGCTTATGGATAGATAATCCGCCGACACATCGCCTGCCGAAAGATAGTTTAATGTAAACGATCCAGATGCGCCAGTTCGAGAAAGCGTGACCAAATTGCCGGCGCTGCCCGAAATCGACCACTTAAGAACGGTCGTCGTTACGTTCGGAAACACAATCGTATGGGCGACAGTCTTGGTGCTGGCCAGTTCTCCAAAAGTATTGGCCCCAGCTAAAGTTAGCGTAGATGCGCCGGTAGCCCCGCCAATCGTCAAACTTTTATATGTGAATCCGCCGCCAAAAAAAGTTCGCGCGCTCGTAGTCGTATTAGATAGGACAATCGGCGCCGACGCAGAACTTAATGTCAGATTTGTCGTGGTGTTGACGTTCCAGACGTTACCGACGCCGCTGAGAGTCCATGTCCCCGATCCCATTGTAACTGTGCGCGCAATCGTGCCCGAAGCATTAAATAGTCCGGTAGTGACGGCAAAATTATTGGCGTCAAAAGCCCCTGACGTGACAATAAATGTCAGGCCTGAGCCTAGTGTTATATTCGCCGCTAATTGCAGAGTGCCAGTAACAGCGTTTAATGTAATTGGTTGTGTGAACGCAACCCCAGCAGAATTTATGGTGTTGGTGACGCCTTGGCCGGCAAAAGTAAATACGCCCGTCCCCGTCAGCGTCAAAGACGAAAAAAACGTCAGACTTCCATAAATAGCAGGTGTAGTTGTGCCAGAAGCTAAAGTCATGGCGGTGGTTCTGTTAGACACGCCATCGGCCATATTGATAGAGCCGATATTCCAGTTGGCGTTTATCGTTACAGTTCCTGCCGCGCCGGCTTCCGTAAATATAACAGTATCCTGCGGCAACGGAAAATTGGCCGCTGCCGGAGCGCCATTGTTTGTAGTGGCCCAGCCAGTCGCAGACCAGTTGTTTGAGCCCGCCAAATTCCAATAAACGGTTTTCGGCGTTGTTGGCGTAATATCGGTATTGCCCGTGCAATTACCGATGCTTGTGCCAGTCCAAGGCCGCGTTGCTGCCCCCGCCGCAGTAATGTCGCGAAAGTCAATATTGGTGATTGATACTGTTCCCGCGCAACTAATCGTTCGGCGCGTTCCTAATGTGCTGGAAAAAAAGAAAAAGCGCCTTGTTGTGTCGGTAGCGCCAGATGATACGGTAAAATTACCGTTTATAGTCTGATTGCCGCCAATGCTTATCGGCGCAAGTCCAGTAGTAGATTTAGCCCCAATCGTAAAGTTGTTAAACGTATTATTCCCTGTAATCGTAGAGCCCGTTACGTTAGCGCTGGTATATGAAACATTATAAAAAGTTTGGCTTCCACCTAAAAAGTTAGGCGCGACAGCCGACAAGTTAATCTGTGATGTTCCTGCCGAAAAAGTTAACCCTGTCGAGGTAGAAACTGAAAATCCCGAATTGCCGCTGAAAGTCAATGTTGACCCGCGAAAATTAAGTGACCGCGTATTTGAATTGCTTGACGCAAAAGATGCCGCAGTAACATTATAGTTTGATGCGCTGGTATCGAACGTGCCGCTCGTGACGGTCATAGCGCCGCCAGTCGTAAGCGCCGCGCCAAGCGTGAACGTACCGGTAGCGAAATCGACCGTGCCAGTCGTAAGAACAACGGCCGGCGGCGTAATAGTGACAGATCCAGCGGCGGCAAAATTAACCGCAAATGCCGTCGTAGCCGCAGTAATGCCAGTGCTAGCGGCGGTCATCGAACCATAAATAGTCAGCGTGCCAGTGCCGATAAACTTTACGGCGTTCGCGCCACCGGGGCCGTTCCAAACGATGTTCTGACAGACCGCGCCGGTGCCGATTGTCACGTTATAAGCGGACGCATAAACACCAAAGTCAACGTCGTCGGTAGCCGTAGGGGCTGCTCCGGCCAATACAGTGCGCGCGGCGGTAGTATACCAGTTCGTCGTCGTAGACGCGTCCCAAGTGCCCGAACCGCCGCCCCAGTATAACGTAGCCATTACTGAACCTCTTTAACGACGGACAGCCAAGAATTGAAAATTTCAGTCTTCAAGTCTTCTTTTTGTGTATCGGTCAAAGCGTCAAACTTATCTTTCGGCAAAGTCAATGCGCTTCTAAAGACATATTCGCCGTCAGTTTTTTCAAACGGTTCGGACACCCATTCAGTCATAGCCACACCCCGCCCTTACACGTTGTAATAGGGGCGCTTATACGCCGTGCCGCCGATATAGAAAATCTCATACCCAACCGGATTAGCCGGTAGCGCTGACGCCGCGCCCGCTGCGCCAACTGTCGTCGCTGTGGTAAAATCAGATGTTGGCTGGCCCCAATTAGCCGTGCCATTCATCGTAATCCATGTGCTGGTAGAGCTTCCTTTGAAATACACGCGCCCAGACGGACGTGTATTAGTTTGCATATTGGCTATGGGGGATAGCCCCGCTGCGCCAAAATCGCCGCCGGCTCTCCATACATCAAATACGTTTTGCGCAGTTATAGCCGCTGTTGTCCAGCTAAACGCGTATAGGGTGCCTTGCAGCCCGAGCGTTGCGCCGTTGTAGCCTATGAATTGCTGATTTCCCGTGAAGTTTGTAGTATCTGCAAAACTCTCAACAAGCACGCCATTTACATACATGCTGCCGACGCCCGATGCTCTTACATAGCAAATATGAACCGGCGAACCGCTTACAATATTTACCGGAGAAACTGTTCTATACGATGCAGTGCCCACTACTTGAAGATTAATAGAATAGGTTCCCGCCGTGCTTCCAGATAAATTCATGCCAAAAGCGCCGATTGCGCCGCCTATAATGGCTCTTTGATTGGTCGCGGTGTTATTCGGCATGAATACCGCGCTTACCGTAAAGTCAGCGGTTCCAAATGCCGTAGCATAGCTGGCTATACTGATATAATTGCCCGAACCGCCCATAATAATGCCGGAAGACGGCAAAGTCTGAACTTGCGGAACAATCTTTGCATTCGCCGCCAACGGATAATTTGCAAACGAATTGTCGCAAACCACATCGGCGCTTGGGGCTATCGCCAAAACATTCTGTAACAAAGAGCCCGTTTGAGAACAGTTTTTAAACCACACAACACCAGAAGCTATATCGGCGACTTTAGTAGTTGTAGTAGATCCAAAAACTGTGCTGATAAAAGATATGGGAAAGTCTGAAGTGCTGGCAATATAAGTTTGATACCCGTTCGTCCCCAGAGCAAAATTGTTCTGCTCAAAATATGATGTACCAGTGAAACTGGTCATCCCGCAATTTCCGGTAAGAACGACGCCATAACCGACATTAGACTCAAATACGCAATCGTGAAAATTAGACGTAAGCAACGCGCCGTTAACACCGTCAGCCGTATTCTGTCTGAAAACGCAACTATAAAAGTTTTGCGTTCCTCCACCTAGAGCATATAAACCATATTTATTGCCGTTGAACGAACAATGTTCATAAACAGATGTTTGAGGTATATATGGACTGTTCGGTAGATAAAGTCCGGCTTCCGTGCATCTAATAATATTAACGCTTCGCATGGAAATTACGAAACCACCAACAAACCCATATTGGCAGGAGTTATTTCCGTCTATCGTTATATTTTCAATTCTTATATACGGGCGGCCAACAGTATCCATGCATGTTGCAAGATTAGAAAATCTTAGCGTGACACGCGAAGCTGTAGGCCCATATACAAAGCCCCCTTGTTGGCCTTGAAGATATGTCCATACGTTAAGAGTAAGAGTCGAGTTTACAATATATACCCCAAGAGGAAACGCGATAATTCCGCTAAAATTATTTATGGCCGCTTGTATACGCGCGGCGTCATCTGTTACGCCATCGCCTCGCGCTCCGAAAGCCTTGACGCTTATTGGGCCGTCAATTACGCGAAGCCATGCTGAAGAACCATCCGTACCGGTCGGAACAATAATTGTCCCTCCGTTATCAACATATGTTCCTGTTGCAGCCCCAGATACTGCATAAAATTGACCGCCGCCCCCATCTCCGATAGAATAATAGCCTTCAACATCATTAACTACGCCAACGACCGGCGTAATATTTCGCAAATCCGAAATAGTAGCTACAGACCCGACGCTGCGGACGGGGGCTTGAACGGTCACGCCATTCTGCACCAAAGGGAACACTTCAGACCCGGCTAATGGAAGCGCCGCCTGCGGAAGTTGTGAAATCTTTACGTCGGCCATTATGCGCCCCGATTATGCAAGGAATTTCAATTTATACAGCGTTTTCAGATACAAGCCAACTATCTCGTCGACAATGTTCTGAATGGCCGTGTCGTCGCCAAACTCTTCGCGGCCTTTTTCGATCTTCTTCAGCGAATCTTCAAGAAATTCAACGACATTTCCTGTTTTTTCCGCCGAATGAAGCGTAATTGGCCCGATCAGACCGTGCCGACCCTGATAGGTCTCCACCAAATCATCGGCAAAATCTATGATTTTGGGATAAAAACTGCCCAAAGCCTTATGTTTGGCGTATGATCGCGTGTTGAGATGCACAGAATGGGTTACATCCCGCGCCAGAAACAGTTGGCCTACAAAATCAGCGCAGCTCATTGCTCAAACCCCGGTAAGACCTGCTGTTGCGGCATATTTGGCACGATATCGCCCATATCCAGCGCTGCCGCGATGGTGCCCTGCACGATGTCCTGTATCTGCTCTGGCGTCATGGACGGCTGCGTGACCTGAATCCGCTTGGTTTCAGCCTCGTAAGCCTTGATCTGGCTATTCTGCTCGTCAATCGCCAGTTTCTGCATGTCGTAGGACTGCTGGAGCTGCGCGATCATCGCTGTAGTCTGCTCCATCTGGTTGGCCATGTCGTTCATCTGGGCGCGCATCATCTGCGCTTCCGGCGACTCGTCAGAGTTTTCCAGCACTTTCGGATCGAGGATCTTGGCAAACCGCGCCGCCATCTCCTGCGCGCCCGGCCAGTCCATGTTCTTGATGAACAAATCGCCCGCGACCGTCCAGAGCTGCGGATTAGACTGGAGAATGGTCGCCATCGCGTCCATTGACTCCTGCCGTTTGGTCATGTAGCTCGGACCGGTCGTGACCATCACGTCATATAGACCGACATTCGGGTTGTAGATCTTGTCGATGGTCTCGCCCGTGATCGGATCCTTGATAATCCGCACCGGCTCGGGCTGCACAGGGTTGATCTTGACCATCCCGACTTCGCCGTCGATACCCACGATCCGCGCGACGCGCTGGGTGTCGTAGATCTTCGGGATAAGGTCGACCATCTGCCGCGTAATGTAGCGTACCGCGCGGCTCATATTGTCTACGTAATGAAACGTTGACGTGTCGCCCTGCCGCTCGCGTGCCAATATAGCACGACCCGTTCTTTCGTTACTGGTCGCACCAATGCTACTGTCGTATTGACCCGTTGTCGACTTAATGTCTTCGCCAGCACCCATCTTGGCCTGTATGAGGCCGGTTTGCGCCAGAGGCGGCTGAGCGCGCTCGGGCAACGGCAGAGGGCTTCCAGCTCCGTCAGTAACATCCGGGTTGACCTCCAGATACGGCCAGTTATTCGTATTGGCCGTCTTCCACTGCATTTCATAGCCTTCGAACTGGCCGCCGTAGCCAATGAAGGGCGCTTTCGGGGCCAGCGCGAGCATCTCTGCTTCCTGACTGACCCAGTAGTTATACATGCGCTGCGCGTCCTTCGCGTTGCGCACCAGACCGGAGATGTAGATCTGACCGTCGACCTCGAATTCGTTGCCGATGACGCGGACGACCGGGATCCACTTGCCCGCCCAGTCCCGCTCTTCGAGGATCTCATAGCCGTTGGTCTTGACCCACTTCACCTGCCGGCGGTCGCTCTGCCGACTGCGCAGCGGCTTGCCGTAGGCTGACTTCAGCCGCTTGTCCTCCGGCGTGCCGTCAAACGCCGTGATGTTGTCCGGGTAAAGGTTCAGCGTCGCCTTTTTATGCTCGACGTAGAAATATTCCGCGATGCGGATGGTTTCCTGCGTCAACCACATGCTCAGCGACTGGTCGCCGACGCCCTGCGCCATCATCGTCGAGATCGGCGTCGCGTCTGGATACAGCCGCTCATATTCCGACTTGGCGATGTCTTCCGTGATGAAACACCACTCCGCGTCCGACCCGCAGGGATCCTGAATCATCGGGTCCATGTAGACGCTGAAACTGTTCCTGACCCGGACGATTTTAATGTCCTGATCGAACGAGTCCTCGCGGCAATATTCCGTTATCAGGCGGATATAGCCCTCGCCATAAGTGACCTGATTGTCGCAGGCCGTGTCATAGGCCACGTCCGCGTCGGACAGATACTCGATATGCTTGATGATTCCGTCGAACACCTCGGCCACCGCCGGGTCCGCGTTCTCATCGGCCGGTATGACCTTGCCCTGCGGCCGGTTCTGCCGCTGCTCGTTGGTCACAAGCCGGACGTGCTGCGGCAGCTTGTTGATCGTCAAGCACGGCCGCGCGTTGATCGTCTGCCCCTGCACCGCGCCGCGCGTCGCCAGCACGTCCGCCGGCCACTGCCACTGGTTGTCCGGCGAGCCCGCCATAAACCGCAGATCGTCCAGCTCGTCCTCGCGGGTGTCGCTGTAGGCGGACATCGCCACCGTAAAGCGATGCCGCAGCGTCGCCAGACGCTCGTCGCCCTCGTCGGCGCTGGCTACCTTACCTGCGTCCCTGACATCACTTGCAGCCACTAGACTTGCCTTTCATAGCCGGCTTCTTGGCCGCCGCGCGCTTGGTCGAATATGCGATTGCAAGTGCCTGTTTCTGCGGCTTTCCAGCCTTCATCTCAGCCTTTACGTTCTTACGGAAGGCTTCTTTGCTGGTAGACTTTACGAGCGGCATTACTTCTTCCTCGTTTTGGCTGACTGTTTGAACGCCTTGGCTGTCGGTGCGCCCTCTGCGCCCGGTTTGCGCATCTTCTCGCCCGAACCGGCTTTGATACGCGCCCGTTTGGCGTGGATGTTGGCGTAGAGCCCCGGTTTACTTGCCACAGTTCCATCTCCGCATTGACGCCTTGGCCCGATCTGCGTTTTTCGACTTGGCGACAACGCCGCCCATCCGCGCGCAGAAGCTGGCTTTCCGGCCCTTGTCAGCCTCGGTCTTGGGGTTAGGGGCCGGAGCCTTCAGCTTACTCCCCGTCGCCGCGTTATACTTGGCGCGCCCCTTGGCGGTCAGGCCAGCGCCCGCTTTGGTGGACAGCTTCTCACCACGGCCAACAGATAAGGAAACAGATTTTTTAGCCATCAAGAGGCCATCCAACCGGAGGAAATCGCCCCACCATAACTGAGCCGGCGTCTGTTGTCCATCGGCCGCGCCTCGCGGTGCGCCACGGGATAGGCGAATGTGATGGCGATAGCGTCGGCCGCGTCGGGTGAGGCCAACCCTCGCGCCTTCATATCCTTCTTGCTCTCCAGAAAGATCGTGCCCTTTGAGTCCGGCTTCATCATCGGCCCTGTCAGGTCAGACTTCAGGAAGCGGTCCTTCGGGATGCTGGCCGTCTTCAGCCACTCTTTCATCGCGCCCCACATCTCAGCCCGCTTGTTGCCATACATCAACGGTTTGACGGACTTCTGGCCAAAGTTCACCCCGCGCACCTTGTAGCGCTGCTCCTTCAGACGGTCGACGACGCCCGCGCCCAGCCCGCCTTCGTCGATAACTGTCAGAGCGGGGCGAAACTCTTCTATCGCGTCGATGACGCGCCCCACCACCTCCATGGTGTCGTCGCCTCGGTAGCGCCGGATCGCGATGATGTCGCGTCCCTGCCTTACCGCGATGACCGTCGCATCCGCCCCGAACCGCGCCGGGTCCACCCCCACCACAATCGGCGCGGACGGATCCTTTGACGGCGCTCTTGCCATGGCTTCTTCAGCGAGCATGGATCCAATGAACTGATCGTCTGAGGCGTTGGGGAACTCTCCGTAGACCTCGACGTGGGCTGCGCTGCTGTCAGGGCCATATTCGTCGATAATCTGTTGATAAACGGCCTTGTCAGTTCCCTCCACGCTTCGGGCGTCAACAGTCTTGGTTCGCCAGAACTCTCGCTTGGAGTTGAAGCACTCGTAGAAATATCCTGAGTTGCGCCGGGGGTTGCTGAAAGCAAGCCAAAAGCGATTAGGAGTATTTTCCGTAAAGAAGCCTGCCGCCACGGACCAGATCGCATCGTCAATACCACTCGCCTCGTCAAATACGAGCATGACGCCCGCAAAGTTATGCACGCCCGCGTAGGCGTCAGGATTCTCTGCCGACCACAGCCGCCCCTCGACGCCCCAGTAGCGCGTGCCGAGCTTCAGATCGCGCTCCACGAGTTCTGCGATCCACTTGGCAGGGAGGACGCGGGTCGCGCTTACCTCGAACCAGTGGCTGTGCAGGGCCATGCTGAGCCACTTCGTAATCTCCGCCCATGTGACGCTGCGAAGCTGCGCTTCCGAGTTGGCCGACACGATGGTCGTCGACCCGATCCGGGTCGTCAGCATCCAGATCACCAGCCATGAGACGAGGGCGGACTTGCCAATACCGCGCCCGGATGACGTGGCCATCCTGAAGGTCTGAAAATCTACACGACCGCCGTTGGCCTTGATGTGGTCCCGCAGCTCGATCAGCACCTCGCGCTGCCATTTGCGCGGGCCGCTGTGGCCCTCTAGCGGCGTGCCGGGCTTACCCCACGGGAAGGCCAGCCTCACGAACGTCAGCGGGTCGTCCTTCACCTGCGACGCCCATAGCGTCGCCATCAACCTCTGCTCGTCCGTCGCTGAGAAGATCGGCGCTTGCATCTATGATTAGCCCCTCGATGACGCGCTGTTTAGCCTCTTCCAGCGCCGCCGTGATAGATATGGTCTGGTTGACCTCGACCTGCACCGATTGCGGCGCGGTCCACTTATGCGCGAACTTCAGCATGTCCATGGCCGCTTTGGTGTCGCCGCTCTTTGCGGCTTTCATCATCACGTCGGCCAGTTCCGCCTCTCCGTCAGCGCGCCCTTTCGTCTCGGCATACTCCGCAATCGGGTCGAGCTGCACAAGCGTCCGGTATTCATGCGGCGTCAGCCCGGCCGCCAGCGCCATGGAGTCGCCGCGCAGGCCTTTCTTTGCCGCTTCGTATATGCGCTCCAGCACCGCTTCCGTCGCGGCGATCTGGCGCGGTTCATAGGGGAGTGAGTGAAACATGGTTTGTTATAGCATGGATTTTAAAAAATAAAAATTTTTGTGCAGACGCTGCGTATTTCTTAACGGAGAGCCCAAGGCCCTGATCCCCCGCCCCTGAATGTCTACTGCTCAATGTCAACATATGTCAACATATGTCAACGCTCAAGTTATAGTGTTTACGTAAACAGAAAGGGTTAGGCGGTTTAGGCGGTTTAGGCGAGTCTGTTTCAAGTCGGGTTAAACTTTTTACGTGAATGCAAACGACGCGCGCCTAGACGACCGCGCGCATAGTCTACCATTTTGGTGGGTTATGCTATTAGGCGGTTTAGGCAGGGTGTTTTGGGTTGCTACAGCAAACGAGCGTAATTTTACACTAATTGTAATTCTATATGTATACTAATATTTTTTTTGACCTCTAATATCTAAAACAGCATAAATAACCTAAGGCCCGGTTGTCGCGAGCGTTTCCTCGGCCTAGCTCACAGCTAACCCCTACACAGTTAGGCGACTACCCCCGAAAATATTTACGCTGACCGCATTATTACGGTCAGCGTAAAAGTCACTTTTTCTTTATTTCGTATGAACTTTTGCACGATTGTTCATACGCAGACAATCGCCATTTAGTCTAAAGACCGTGACGCTTTTCGGCGTCCGCTGCTCGATGATGACGTGCGCGGGAATGCGCGAGCGAAGCAAATCTTTCGCGACATTGTATTGCGTAGACGTAAGCTTGTCTGTTTGAGCGAGCGCGCGCAACGCTGTGTCGAGCTGCTCATAAGAGCGGATTTCGTCGTTCCATAATGTTTGAGGCTTAGGCATGACCGTCTCCTGAAATTACGATGATTGTATTATTACGCTGAAATAAATTTTACGCAATCCGTATTTTTCTCTTGACGCGCGCTCAACCCCGCGCTATCTTGTGATCATCGAACACAAGGAGACAGACATGCCAACAATGATCGACGCAATCCAGACTTTCGCCGCGTGTTTCGCCATTGCTGGCGCAATCGTCGCGACTCTTTCCGCTTAACTGTAACAAAGGAACAAGACTATGAGAACGGCAACCGTAGAAATATACACATTCGATGAACTATCAGACGACGCCAAGGAACGCGCGCGAAACTGGTGGCGCGATGGTTTTGAGTATAGCTGGCATGATGAGAGTCTTGAGAGCATCAAAGCCTTCTGCGCGCACTTCGGCGTTCGCCTGACGAAATGGGAGATCGGCGCGCATTGTCCCTATTCGTATTCTACTGACGCCGACAAATCCCATTTTCGCGGGCGCAAACTGCGCGACTTTGACCGGGAACATAATCCTACAGGCTTCTGTTTGGATTATGACCTGTGGTCTACATTCTACGACCAATTCGAAAAAACGGGCGACGCCAAACACGCATTCGACATGGCGCTGGATGCAGGGTTTCGCGCATGGCGCGACGATATGGAATATCAGCTATCGGACGAAGGCGTCGACGGCAGTCTGGAAGCCAACGCGTATGAGTTTTACGCCGACGGCCGCCCTGTCTGATAATCACTGGCGTCGCGCCACGCGCGGCGCTATCATAACAAACACACATAGGAGAGAACAATGCAAATCCTAGAAGATCTGAAACGCAACCGATTCGCCGGTATCATCCTTTACGAAGGCCCGAGCGCGATCGATGGCGCGCCGATCGTGGTGATCGCTAATCGGATCGCGACTGGCAGCAACAACGCGAAAACCGGCGCAATGGTCCAGACATTCATAATGCGCGCCGACGTGAATCCTTTCCGCGCGCTAAAGACGGGACAAGACGAAAGCATATGCGGCGACTGTCCCCAGCGGCCGTTCAAAGGCGGCAAATGCTACGTCGACGTCGCCAAGAGCGTCGCGAGCGTATACGGCGCTTATGAGCGCGGACGCTACGCGCTGTGCGCCGGCAATACAAGCAAGAGCGCGAAGGATATTGTGATTAACCTTCACGGATTCCGTGTCGGGCGCGCAGCATGAATAACCCGCGCCCCCTCTGGTCCGAGATCATGCGCGTCAGGCGCGAGATACAGGACGCACTCTGGCAAGGCGACGCAGACCGCGCCGCCGCGCTCTATCGCGAGCTAGAGAGGCTCGAAATGCTGCAATCATATGGAGAAACCCACGATGTTGACCATTGAACTGGACATGGACGTATTCGAGGCGCTGCGAGAGCATCTCGAAACGCTAGAACCGCGCCCGCCATTGCTTGATCTACTGCGGGCGCAAGTAAATGACATTTACGACGAAGAGTCGGAAAAATACTGGTTGGGAGTGTGGTCTAATGGCTGACATTGAATACTACTTCGAAGACCTGCAAATCCTGCCCGGCTGTAATATCGTGGCGAGCGGGGTCGCCGACGTAAACTTTCGACTGGAGCCGCCTGACCCGGATAGCGGGTGGCCACGGTGGACAATCGGCGACTGGTGCATCCACGCAATCGCGCTAGACCCGCTCGCGCTAGGCGAGAAAGGCCTTATGCTCGACACGAAGCACCCCCTTTACCCCCTGATTGAAGAAGCCCTGTATAAGGACGACAAACTTGTAGAGGCTTGTCTGAATCATGCGGAAGATTGAGGCCATCATACTGGGCGCGGCCGTCGCCGCGTCCGCGCTAATCCTTATCCTGTCATACATCGTGGGAGGCTAGAGACATGGGCTACATGAAAGAACTATGGGAAGACTACGCGCCCTACCGGGCGGCGCTTAAGGTGCTATCAGAGGGCGCTTTGCAGGTCATGCTGGGCAATGAGACCGACACGCTACGCATGGACCTGATACGGGCCGAATTGGAGGCACGCAAATGCGACGCATCTACCTTTCCAAAGTAACATGGCAAAACGAGCGGAAGACACTGACGCTATTCGACGCCGACGGCCTGCCATGGGGCCAGATTTACCTGCCAAAAGCGGACGACCGCGCTTTATTCGTGGCCGCACGGGCTTTGACGTTCGCAATCGAGGGAGACTTTAGTGGAAGAGATAGACCAAAAGATCATGCGGATCATAGAGGAAGAAGCGAAGGCCAACGGCACGACCGTAGGCGTGCTGATAAACCACGACCGAATGATGTGGAGGTGCGCGATCCGCCAGCGGATCATGTGGAGAGCGAGGAAGGAACTTAAAGCATCCTATCCAGCTATCGGGCGCGTTATGCGCCGCACGCACGCCGCCGTCCTGCGGGGAGTCCGCACCTATGAAGAAAGATGATACCATGTTCGCTATAATCATCGCTGTCCTGATCGAAATACTACTGGGGGTAAAATGACCTTCGAAGAGCAATATGAGGCCATACAGGCCGTTATCCCTGACTTGCCAAGGGACATACCGGCCTATCAGGTAAACCCGCCCCTGTGGGCTTTCTGGCGTACTGTAGAGCCCTCTGCGCCGGAGCATCCCATAATGACCGAACAGGAGATCGTGCGCCGGCTGGATCTGCTTTACATGGGCGACGGCGCGTGCTAAAGCCTGACGCGTTTTCTCCCCAACTGCCCGGCATAAAAACCGGGCGTTTTCTTTCCCTGAAAGGTAGTCTAATGGAAAATATACACAGACTAGTAAAAATATTCCGCAAAATGAGCCCCTACATGACTTCCGCACAGATGGAATTTATTCTGACGGTGGCGCTCTATCCGGGCGAAGGGACTGTGTCCTATGCAAACCGGCTGAA